CTCCCTTTATCAGAACGGTTTATCGAACGCACACAAAACCCCGTATACGTCTCTCACGCTCTTATACCGTCTGTGGAGGGCTTTTTTGGTCAGGACAGGATAATGGTCCTCAATCATAGAAAACGTCTCCTGCAGTCTAAAAGAGAGTTGCAGATTGTTCGCCAGGGGATACTCAAATGGAAGGATGCTCATAATCCTTATGTCGGAGTAGAATTTATTCCGGATGAGAATGGATGGATAAAAATTGCCGAGGAACCGGAAGTTGATGATAAAGAGACTGTATACGCCAATCTTTATTATGCCGGTGCGGACTCTTACGATCAGGATGAAGCTAGGACCTCTAAATCCAAAGGGGCATTTTATATCCGAAAATCTTATCTGAAAGAATCCAAGACGGGATTATATCGGTGTTATGTGGCTCAGATTGTAGAGAGGCCTTCAGTGTCTGAGGGGGGTGCGGAAAGGTTTTATGAACATTGTGCCATGGCTTGTATCTTTTTTCGCGCGATGGTAAACATTGAGTATTCCAATCTAAGAATTTTTCAATGGTTAGAAGATCATAATTTCGAAGCTTTGCTGATGCCGAGGCCGCAAATTGCTTTAGCCGGCCGGGTATTAAACACCCAGGTAACAAACCGTTACGGAACGGACAAAAGTTTAAAACCACATATTCTTGCCATCCTGAGGGATGTCCTTACAGATGAGTTTATTGATAGGATGTTCTTCATAGAACAGGTAGACGCATTGGCAAAATTCAGGTATGATCCCAGTGGAAAGAAATATAATTGTGATATCACTATCGCGACAGCAGAGGCTGAGATAGCTGCAAAAGAATATGAGCTCGTTGCTGCCCGGAGTAGTAATGAGAAATCCTTAAAAAAGGGGATATTAGTGACCAGGATGGTTGACGGACAGTTAATAAATAAAGTGATATGAGCGACAAATTCAAACCAAACCTGATGATTCCCGAGAACCAAAAGAACGAAAAATGGATCAAGGGAATGATTGCCTATTATAATCGAATGGGTGGCAATTCGCAAGAGCGTTTACAGGACATGCAATGCTGGAGATACTATAACAATGAGGTATCATCTAAACGATTTGATTATTTTCTTAAAGTAGGAACTGAACACTTGCCGGCATATCCGCGTCATGTCCCTCTTCAGAGAACATTGATCGATATCCTGGTATTCAAACAGCTTTATCGCCCTTTCCCGTTCTCCGTTTTTTTGGCTGATAAGAACTCAGTCAATGAGAAATGGATTACTATCATCAAGTCCTATCTTTTTGATATGGCTAATTTCATGGAGCAGAAGCGTTATCAGGTAGAGGCAACCATGGGACAGATTGATCAGCAGACACAGCAACTTCAGCAGTTTTTGCAGGCTCAGCCGGAGAATGAAGAACAGGCTATACAACAACAGCAGCTTCAACAATCACTACCGTCCATCATGGGAAAATTGGATATGGCCAGAAGAGCCATTGAGAAAGAGGGTGTGTTGACAGCCAAACAAAAACAGGAGCTTGATTATTACTATCGCTATACTTATAAAGACTATAAAGAGCATCTTGCACAAAAGATTCTTTTAAAATTAAGGAACGAGTTAAATATCAAAAGGGTTTCTAAAGAAGTTTTCCTTTCCAAACGGGTTACAGGCAAAGGGTATTACTTTGTGGATATCATTGATGGAGAGAAATATCCCCGTTTTGAATCGGTCATTCCGAGCAAGATCACTTTTCCAAAGATATCCGGGATAAGAAAAGTCCAGGATGGTCCCTGGGTAAAGATGTCGGAAAATCTATCCTTTCAACAGGTGATGACTGAGTTTGGAGAGGAGATTGAAAAAAGATATGGAAAAGAGGCGTTGGATAACCTGGAAACAATGAGCATTGATTCAGCCAATACCGCTTATTTTAAAAGTACTCCCAATGGAGATTTGGACGTAACGGATAAGTACGGTCCTAATGTTTATTCCGGGACTAATGATGGTAGTGGGATCTTGGTAGAACGTGTTTATTTTAAATGCCCGAGAGTTATTTCTATCAAATACTCGCCCAATAAACATAATCCAGGGGAATTCTTCCGCCATTTTATTGATAAGCATAAGATACCGATCAATGGTGATAATTATAACTACTCTAATGGTTATTATGTGGATAAGAATAATGATAAGATCACTTTTAATAAAGCAGAGGTAGAACGATATAATGAGAAAGAAGGAGAGTTTATCAAAAAGAAATACCTTGATGATATCTATGAAGGAATTGTTATCAATGGATCATTATTTGTCTCTTGTCGGAAAAAGAAAGTCATCCGTCACCCGGATAAGAAATCAAAAGTAAAGCTGCCTATATTTGGTCCAACTTATTCCGATGTGGGAGAGATGCCTTATTCTATTATCTGGATGACCAAAGACTTACAGGATCTCTATGATTTTGTCCACACCCAGAGGGAGCTTATGCTTGCTTTATCAGGAACCAAAACGATCTTTTATGATCGTGGGCAAAAACCAGGTGATTTAGGTGATGATGAGTTCTATGCACAGATGAAAAAGGGGATTGCTTTCGTGGAGACAGTAGACAAAGCTACCGGACAACCTAAACGTACAAACTTTAATCAATGGTCTATGGTAGACATGTCCGTGTCTGCTTCTATTCAATATTTGGATAGTATGCTGGCGAACATAGAAGACACCATGGGAAATATTGTAGGCATTCCACGGCCGGCGAAAGGACAGGTGGTGAATACAGATCAGGTTGGGACGTTCCAGGAAAGTATTAACAGGGCACAGTTGGTCACGGAGGTTTTGTATTTTGATCATGATCAGGATGAAGCAGAAGCGTTAACCCATATGGTTAACCTGGCCTTAAAGTATTCTTATAGGGATGGAGATGATTTTGAATTAAGCGATGCGGAATTTGGACGGGAACTTGTTTCGATCCCACCAGCACTATTTGATGATTCTTATTTTGAGATCAACGTTTTCAATAGTTCGGAAGAGGCAAAGAAAATGCAAGAGATAAAAGATATTCTTTCACTGGGAATACAGAAAGGTCAATTTGGGGCAGATATTTTGCTTAATGCCTGGGGAACGGATACAGTAGTAGCGTTAAAGAAGAAAGTAGAATACTTTATCGAGAAAGCTAATGAACTTGCTTCCCGTAATGCTCAGAACGCTCATCAATCCGAGATAGAACTAGAAAAAGCAAAGATACAGTTTGCTAAAGAGTATGATAATCAATGGAAGCAACTGGAAGCCCAGATCAAACAACAGAAATTACAACTTGATGCAGAAAAACAAAAGGTTGATGCTGTCTTAAAAGAAAGAGATCAGATGCTGGCTGAAAAGAAGATCAATATAGATGCGGAATTGAAAGCCATAGAGTTGCAGAATGAACAGATATCTGAGATGGGAATTCTTCAGCAGAACGATAAACATCAGTCTACTCAGGAACGTTTACAGGCCATTCAGATGCAGTTGGATTATATTCTAAGTACGATCGAGTTAGGAGAACAGGTAAAAACAGAAGGATTAAAGCATGCAGAGGGGATGGCTAAGATAAAAGTGGAAGACAAGAAAGCCCGGAAAATGGTAAAAGAACATGTCAGTGATAAATAATTTGACTTTTCACTTATTATTGTTTTATATTTGTTAAAAAATTTACAGTATGACAGAAAGAGAAGAACAGCAGCCAGCACAGGATGTTTTTAATCCTGATGAGTTCATGGGGACTGGAGCTCCCCCAGCTGATGAATCCGACAGTGCGCCAACACCACCTCCTCCAACACCACCTCCTCCATCGGATCAGGTGCAGTTTGATGAATATTGGGGGGCCATGCAAGAAGAAGGTGTTGAGCTTGGACCGGAACTTATTGAGGTGTTTAAGAGCGGTAAAGATGCCGAGGGTAATCCTTTAACCCCGAGAGCGAAGCTGAACATGCTGAAAGATTTCATGATGGATAATATCCTGCTTGGTGGAAATGAAGAGCATGATGCCTTTATCCGTGAATACATGACCGCAGCTAACCAGGAAGGATTTAACCGTTCTGAGTGGTTAAAAAACAAGCAGGCCAGTGCGGACTTCATCAACATGCCCAGCAAAGATTTCTTAAAGACGTATTATAAGCGTCATTCTGAAGTTAATAAACTTAACTGGAAAGATGAGGATATCAACTCAAAAGTTGATGGCATGAATATTATTGATGCCGATATGGAAGCTCAGCGTGTGAAAGCATATCTCCAGCAACAGATGGCGGAAGGACAGAAAAGGGCAACGCAGGAGAATATGGCTAAATACGAAAAACAGATTAATGAGAATCTTACCAAAACAAACGATAGTATAAAAAAAGACATCACAACCTTTATTGCTACAGCCCAGACGAAGAAAAGTATAGGGGGTTTTGAATTAGGCGAAGCCGACAAAAAAGCCTTCCTGGATGAACTTCCTGGTTTTGTAGAAAAAAAGATTGTTGATCTTGGTCATGGGAAGTTTATAGCTTCTGATGCGGATCTGGTATTGGAAGAGATAAAGGCGAAGCCGGAAATGTCTCTCAACATGCTACCGTTCCTTTGGCTTATTAAACACAATAAGTTGGAGGGGCTTATGTCCAGGATAATCGAGGGTAAGAAAAAACAGCTCGAAGAGACTTTAGATGATACGCCAGGATCACAGGCAAACCGGGGAGGCGGAAGCCAACCCGGATTTAACCCGGACCAGTTCATGGGCGGGCAGGCGTAAGGAATACAAAAACATTTTATCATGGGACGTTTAATGCCTGGACCGCTAACGACAGTAGCGCAGGAATCCATTAGTGGGAGACTGCTTGTCGATATGGGTGTAAAAAACCCCGACTTCATCCCCACGATCTTTTCAATGTATAAGAGAGTCAGTCCGACTATTTCCTTGCTCGATGCAAAAGGATACAAATCCGAGAATGTTAACTATGGCTCTAACTTCCTCACCGGTGGAAATTTCCGCACGGTTACTTCAAACCATGTCCAATACCGTATCGCACAATCTGACTGGAGAACGGAACGTTTCCGTGCCAATCCGTCAGGTGTTACCTATGAAGACTTCGGAAATCCTTCTTATCCCGGTCTTGGAAAAAACTGGTTCTATATCTATCTCGACTCTAACTTTGCCGGTGGCAATGAGATCCTTCTTTTGGCTGACGGCGTGACGCAGCTTTTCATCATCGACAAGACCGGTGGAGAGTATGTCAGTGGCGGCGTGTGGCGTTATCGTGTGAAGGTTGACGGTAACAATAAGGATGAGTATGTCGATCCGAATATCATGCAGGATGGTGATGAATGCCAGGTAGTGTCCAGCAAGTATACCCAGGATTGGTCAACCGGTGGCAATGAAAAACATACCTTCGGTGGATACGGGGATGCTTACCTGTCTCTGCAGCGCTTTAAGATCTCCTATTCCGGTACTGCCCAGGCTATGGATAAGAACGGAGGGGTAAAAGGGCGTTGGGTGTCCAATGGGGACTACAAAGAGAAAGCTTTCATTACGGAAGCTCAGGATAAGATGATGGAACAGATGGCTCGTTACGCAGACTTCCAGATCCTTGAAGGAAAAGAAACCGTTTCCAGGGATACGAAGAAGGTGCTTTTAACGGATGGTGAGCATCAGGAGATCCTTTCCGGTTCCGGTATCATGTATTCGGGTGATGGTCCTATTGAATGGCCACTGAACAATGGGTGGTCGAAAAGGGCAGTTGAAAACTTCTTACGTGATGCAGATTCCCATGTTCGCGCCGATGAAACTGGAAAACGGGAGCTGGTTATGCATATGCATCCTACAGCTTATTTCAATTTCCAGATGGTCATGGCGGATATGCGTGTTACCCAGGATAATAATATCGAAGGTTCTGGAGACAACAAGATCATCAACGATACTTATGCCGGCTATACCCTGGGCGGATTGACCCTGCTGGTTCATCGCAGTGATTACATGGCACAGCGTCCTGGTAAGATCCTCAAGGATGGGACCAAAAGCAATGAATGGGATGCTATCGTGTTCCCGTTGGGATTCACCAATGGTGGGCAGCGTGGTATCCAGCTCATTCAGCTCAGGCCGATCTCCAAAGGAACCGTAGCGGGTATCGATAAAGGCGGAAATATGAGTAATGATGTGGACGGTTCGACTGAGCATGCTCTGATCCAGATCGGTGTGGTTTCTCAGATTCAACCATTCAAGATTTACCGTCCGTATAAGAATAACTTAATCTAAACAGTTTATGAGCAATCAGAAAAAGAGTTTCCAGAGGATAGCGCAGGTCATCATGACTAAGCCTATCTACAAACGGTCTGCCTGGATCATACCGATTGAACAGGTATCGCCAAACGTGTACCGTACCGGACAAGATCTGTCGTTCGATAAGATGACGGGGAAGGTCCAGCTTACGGAAGAAGAAAAAGCAAAGTATCCTTTTGTTGTTGATCCTACCGCTTCTTACCGGTTGTCGGATCGTACCAAATTTGACATTACCGTGGATAGTATGGGTGTTCCTTCCGTTCCCAGGGATTACGCGATGTATAATCTGGTCTTGTTAAGTGGGGACATCGCCAAAGATAAGATCCAGTACGATTCAGCAACGATGAAGTATATCGGATATTTCTACGACAAGGAATCCGAGGCGGCCCGGTATAACCAGATCGACGATCTTCGTTATGAAGCAGAAACGTTGATCCGTGATGCCAAGCTGGATTTTCGTAAGAAGGTGGCTTTACTTTTGAACTATAAGATGCCTGACAAAGAGTTCTTCATTAACCTGTCTGTTGTATCGGACGATGTGTTGAAAAGAGAGCTCGTCAAGGCGGCCAGGGAACATCCTGAATTGCTCATGAGTTGTTTTCCGGAAAGGAATCCTGGTGTTGATAAAGAGATGTTCGTTGTGGAGCTTCTGCACTATAATATCATCTCTCAGAAAGCCGATGGGGATATCTATTCCGGATCAAAGTATATCGGAAACTCTATCGAAGATGTGGTCAAGTCATTATCCAAACAGGACATGCAGCCTGATATCAGCAAATGGAATATCCAACTTGCCGAGTTAAAAGGCTCAGTCCCACTGGGGGAACGTATGTATGCACCTTCTCCTGCCAGGGATAATGTACATACGCTTACGCCGGTAGAACGGTTTGAGGAGTATGTGGGACGCATGAAGGCTGCTATTCTCGATGAGGATGTGGAAGCTGCCATGGGATATATGACCCATGCTCGTACATCTTACCGGGATGTTGTTAAAGATCACCCGGAATACAAGTTCGATTTTTCCAAGTATGAGAAGATGATCTCCGGATTAGGCATAGATGCCAAGAAGGAAGCTTTACGAAAAGAGTTATCCGAAAAGACATTGGAGGAGCTCCAGGCAAAAATAAAGCATCATATGACGGCTTATAAGGAGGAGGAATGCAAGGAATTCTGGGAAGACAAGGAAAAGTTAATTGATTATATGGTTTCGAAGAAATAATGTTCTCTACTGCATCAGATATATACCTCTCCTTTTTGGATGGGATTCGCAAAACTTACACTACTACGGTAAAGCCTGAAGTGTTTTGTCGTATCTGGAATGAATGGGCGATGCCTGAATGGATTGCGAGTAACACATCCTTAAAGGAGGGGGTTGATCTGACACAGAAACAGATCGATGATCTGGCCAAATTGATTCATATCTATCATGTGCCGGTATCGACCGGATCGGGAACGCTTTTCAAGAAACCGTATGCTGGACAATCGGGCGTGAAAGATGGTTTAACCGGAAATTCTGTATCTTCTGTGAAAGACTATCTTCGGGCTCTAAGGGTTCAGTTTAAGTTAAACTATGAGGGTGATAGGGAAGAATTGCGCGCCCCCTGGGAACCAGAGCCTAATCCGATCCCATCTAGTTTATCATCAGATCAGGAATGTGGATTAAATGGCACAAGCGATTGGATTTCGTCTACTTATATGCGGTCAAACATGGAAAACGTTATCATGGCAAGCCCATATAGGAAACCTAAGGATAACCGTTTGTATCACAAAATCCTGGAGGATTATATCGTAATGGTCACTGATCCTAATGCAGGAAGCCCCGCAACCTGGATGAGGCTGGAGTTTATCTGTTATCCTAACCAGATGACTTTTTCCAATAATGCATTTGCTTACACATTAGATTTACCCTTTTACCAGTTAACTGAGATCGTATCGATAGCAGTAAAGCTCTATCTGGAAAGGATTCAGTCACCCCGGTGGCAGAGTTTCTTTCAGGAGGATATGGCTAAGAAAGTAGACAAGTTTTAAAAATCATTCAAACAATTTCTTATGAGAAACATTCGTAAACCGGTTCAGCGGATTCTGTTGAATACGCTTAGCTATCAGGATGTCGGGTTGTATAATGATTACAACACCAAAAAGAAGGTTATGACCTTCAAAAAGCTCGGCATTCAGATCTTTGGTGATGCGGCCACAGGGACAAAAGCCAGCCCTGCAGTTCCGGCAATCACCAGCACCCTGGCAACGGGATTAACCGTTGCAAAATCTACCACGGCCAGCGGCAGCATGCAGATGTTGTTCATGTCCATTGAGCCGCCTGCGCCATGCGAAACCTGTAACTGGGATTATGGGGTCAGTATCCGGGAAAAGGTCAAACTCCCCGGCGTTCATTCCAATCGTGCCAATGTGTCAACAATTTCTTACGGTGATACGATGGCTACTGTAGCTACTTCTGGCGGATACATCACCGATGCGTATCAGCTTTTGGCTGAGGACGACATCATCACACAGATCGCTAACAACCTGGGCAAACATATCGCCGAACAGCGTTATCCGATGAAGATGACCGGAAGTGCAGTGGAGGCTCGTCGGGCATACAAGTGTACTATTGACAGCTCTAAAGCTGCCGATATCACCGTAAAGGATGCTGATGGAACAGCTACTACCGTAACTCTGACAACTGCGAAAAAGGGATCGGCTGAGGCTATCAATGACAACGCAACCCTGAGAGCTTATGTGATTGCTTTTGCTGGGACCGGGACTAATGAGATTTATATCATGAGTGCTTCCAATGGTGGTTTATTCACTATTGAAGACGGTGGTGGTACGGGCACGTTAACCATTGATGAGCGTTATGTTGTATTCATCAGTAAAGATGATGAGATCCAGTTCGACGTTCTGGTAGAAAAAAGTCTTGGCGCAACCTTCTCAAAGCATAGTCTGTACACCTTGTCTGGAATGACTGGGGCAGGAACAACTACGCTGACTGTTGATGGTACCGCCACTGCTGCAGCTAACGATAGCGCAACCGAGGTAACTATGTCTGCAAATATCAATACCAAGTTGAATGATGCTTCTATTACGGATGTGTATGCGACTGGAGACCCGGATCAGACTATCGTGTTTGTTTATGCTGCTTCTACGGCCCAGGTAGTAAATTTCACCTTCAGCGCATTATCTACTACTACCTTGACGTATCAATACTGTGGCTATCCACATTATCCACAGTTGACATCTGAAGATGTCTTCCGGATGTTCTGGAACAATATGGACGGCGGTCATCTGGCGGCGATGCAGTATGGTGATCAGCCATTGAAGGACACGGATTATAACGTTTATTATATCAGGAATGAGAACCTCAAGATCACTTCTCTGCATGGTGCCGGATACAATCAGACCGGTGAGGTGGAGTATGAGATCTATATTCCTAAGTCTATCTGTGGAACCAGTTATTGGGATGCGGATGTGAATGGAGCCTATTCTTATATGTCAGCGCCTACAACGGCCGATACGAGCTTTGAGACCTTATTGGGTATCCTGGTGGGAGTCCTGCCTTCTACCTGGTAGTTTTCATAATTTAAGTTTTTTGGTTAATAGGGAGGCCGGAGGGGTAAAACTCCCGGCCTCTTTTTCTTTAAGAAATTATGGCAAAGACACTAATAAAGATTGTAGACTCCATCAAGATAGACTTAAAAGTTTTCGTTGATGACCATTGGTTGGCTAACCTGGACGAGTTCATAGCGGATAAGGTCCATGGGATCAATCAGACTCTTATGCGTCAGGAATATAATAACAATAAGTTTATTGATCCTATCTATTACCAGGAACATAACTGCCTAGAGGTAGAGTGTGTTCAGGATACTTGTACGCTTAACGGGGTAACGTTTACTTTTAAAGGGGACCTGCATAAGGTAGAGTTTCCAAAGCTTTTATCTGGAGTTGGGGATGCTAACATAAAATATTTCGGATACTTTGACATGATGCATGATATTCCCAGGGTTTCCTTTGATGGGTTACGGGCTATGGATTTCAGGCGGTATGCGCCCAAAGAGCCTGTATGTGCTATCATGGGACAATACGCTTTGATCAAGAACCTTCCTAATGGACTAGCGACATTGAAGCTGATCGCTTTGATGCATAATCCTATTGACGCCTGTACTTTCAGAGAAGATGAAACACCATATCCTACCCCGTCAGAATATAACCTGGAGTTGTTAGTTAAAAAAGACCTTCTTTCTACCTGGAATATTCCTTATGAAGAGAGAAACGATACCCGGGGAGTGATATTGATGCCACAGCAACCCAAACCCAAAGAAAATGACTAAAGAAATGACCATACATCGTTTATCAGACGCGATCGTTAAAAAGTGGCCCCGGAGTCCATTTCAATTACGATCGTTGTCCACAGGGCTTTATTTGAGGTTAAAAACAAAAAGATTTTATATCGCATGGAGATAGTGTTGGATGAAAACGGCAATGACATCACCCAGGATCTTCGGTTGATATGGATGATGGAGACGGTGGAGATTGAAGGAACCGGAGGGGTAAAGAAGTTTTTTGTACGCAAGAAACAATATCGTTACGTCAGCATTGTGTATTCCACTTTGAAGGATGTTTGTGTTCCTTGTGATGGATCTTCCATGGTAAAGCATTATCGTGTTCAGGATGAGAATGGGATATACTATGATATCCCGGAGATATACTGTGTTGAGGATGATAAGCCGAGAAAGATATGGGAGCAGGGTTTTCAGAATCACCTGGAACATATCTCCGATCAGCCGAAGGATGTGATAAAAGAATATGAGGATTTGACCGGAATAGACCTATCCGATCAGAATATGCCAGTGACGGATGGGGGTGATGAACTCTGGCAGGAACATTTAAGAAATCGCAGTGAACAACAAGGAAAGTCTTATGGCCAAGTGGAGGTTCGTGTGGAATTCCCAACCTCCGAATAAGCAGGAAATAAGAGTACTCAGGAAACAGAATATAGCTATATGGAAAGTCAATGATATTTTAACAAGTGACCGGCTGAACTGGGGCAAGATGAGAATAGAACGGTATGCCGGTACATTAGAAAGGTTTTTCATAAAGTCGCCGAAAAGAAGCAGAAAGGAGTTCTTTCTTTATTTTGCCAAAAAGATATTCTACCTGTGCATGAAACAGGTCTTAGATGAGATCATCTTCAGGGATGGAGTTTTTGTGGTAGCGAATCACAGGGCGTATATTTTTGCATATTCAGATCCCCGGGCGGAGCATCATGCATTTATAGGTGTATTTCTTAATCCGTACTATTTCAGGGGGCGAAGAAAAATCATCGTGGAACTAAAAGGCAAATACAGAAAGATATTTAAACAGGAAGTGTTAAGTGGGCATAAATACAGGGATTATCAAACAATAACAAAGGAACTTATCTATGGGATCGAAAAACGAAAACTTGAACAGTCAATACGTGTCGCCCGAAATCGTATGGGCACAACTGGCTAGCAAGTATAAACATAAAAGGTTTGGCATCGATGATGTCATAGACTGGTGTTCCCGGATGGAGAGAGAGTTTATCTCGGATGTGACCTGTATGGTGCAGTATATGGAACAACCCCTGACCGTTGTGAACGGCAAGGCCCCTCTTCCGACCAATCTATATCGTCTGACAGCGGTGTATAACTCTGCTGATCAACCGGTAAGATACAACTCTAATGGTGCTTACCTGTTTGATCTGGTAGATTATAATGGAAACCAGCTGGAAGATGACGATGAGATATATATCGACTATGTGGGGCTTGTGTTGGATAACCAATGCCGACCGATGATCCATGAGTCACACATACAGGCCTGTGAGGTATTCTGTAAGCTGCAGGCTTTTGAAGAAGAGTATGCCATGGGTAAATTTAATCCAAGATTGTTTGAGATGTGGCAACAGTCTTTGCCTGGGCTCATCCAGGCATCCAGAGGGAGTAACTACCGGCAGTTTACAAAAGAACATCTTACCCAATTGTCTATCATCAGGGGTAATATGTTTCCCAGGATTGAGCAGACCCCATTGCGGGATGAACAAACATATCCGGAACGGCGATGAAATACGTGTTGAAAGCAAAGAAAGGTTTAGTGATAGGTTCGGATGATCCTCCTACTCGTCAGGATTCCGTAAACCTAATACAGAACTATGAGGCTTTATTAAAAGCTTTGCAGGAAAGTGGTTATGTGCCTATTCATAATAGCAGTGTCGATCAACGAAACCCATATCATTTTGCTGCATCAACCGATCAGTTTATCAGCAGCCCTGATGCTTATAATTCCTTCCTGGACAAGTATGTGATGTCTAATAAAGATAGGATCTTACCAGGTGGACAAAGGATTGTTACAGACGACGGCAATAAAATATCTACCATTGATTTTGTTAATGCAACAGTAACGCCTGATTTGCCTGATCAAATTGTGGATCGGCGCATTCTTCCACAAGGAGTGTCTACATATCGTGAGGATTCTATCAACGGGTTAAATTATTATAGCGTTGATGAGAATGATAATTTTCAATTAAGAACCATACGAAGAGAGCCTCCTTATGGGGATAATAGGGATGTCAGGATGATTTACGATTATTCCAATATTGTTAATGCCATTAATCCACCAGCCCCCATTGTTCCGGAAAAACCAAAGGAGGGAAATCGTATCTTTTTTCAGTATTCACCTTCTGCTAATGGCAAGAATAGAAATAATTATATTAACTGGGGGGTTGGAAAAGGAAGGGAAGCGCTGACACAACCACAGGCGGACTCTTTGTATCAAGAGTTTCAAAAGTCTGGGAGAATGAAACATCTTGGTGAAACGGATCAATCTAATTTTAAAGGGACATATATTATTCCCGAAATGGTAGATGGTGGCATTATAGAAGGAGATGAAAAAATAAAATCTGATCAGGATAAGATAGCCATATCCAAAGAATACGACAAGGAACATTTTAAATGGATGAATGATTGGTATACTCATCCCGCAACCATGGCTCGTGCAGCTACATTCATGAGAAATTATTATCCCGACGAAACCGGACAGCAGCGTATCAATAGATCGTGGCAATGGTTAAAATCAGGGCTTAATTACATCAATTGGGATGATTTTCGTTACTTTAATGTGCAGGCTATTGAGGATAAGACTGGGAAGAGAGAAGAAGGGTTGAGGGCTGATCTGGACGGATGGGGTGGAAGGAGTTGGCCGGATGGTCGTATTGTCCTCTTAGAGACGGATCGGCATAAATCGGTCCCTATACATGAATTCACTCATGCAATGAGTTTGCCTAGTCGTCCTTTAGATAAGAGTCAGTCCGAGATATTCAAAAAACATCTCTCAGCAGATGAGATGTCAACTATTTATAATAATCTTATTCGTTTAAATTATGATAATGACGAGAGGTTAGATGCAGAGCTTTATCCCAGGGTAAACGAGTATCGTTATCTTAAGAAGATGAATCCTGATCATTGGTGGACTCCGGAAGACGTAGATGGATTTAAGTCTAATTTTTCGGGAGAGATCTTTAGAGATATTCCTTCTGAGAAGTTATTAAAGATATTAAATGAATTGGTGCAAGGTCCTGCAAAAACAAACAATGGATTCCCAATAGCCAAAAAAGGAGCCTATGTTTTTAAAGCAAAAACAGGAGTGGTAGTTGATGACCCACCATCTAAATATGCCCCTGTGGAGTCCTTAGCTGACCGTGTAGCGACGCAATACCAAAAACCATATGAAAGTATACCTGGGAGAGAATCGTTGCTTATAGCAAAGGAAAATGCGTCTAACTATGTTAGGCCTGCTGAAATATATCCCATGAAACGGAAAACGATAGGAGAACGGGCTGAAAACAGGGATGCTTATGTCTTGAGCAATGAAAGATGGACTGATCCGGTGCAACAACTTTTTGGCGTAAGAGATGAGAATGGAAAACTTCTGAACAAAGGAGAGATACAGGTCTATGATCCTCAAACAAAAGGACTGACGGATGCGGCTATGTTAAACGCAGTGGGAATAATGTCCTTACCTTTTGATGTTGCCTCTATTTCTATCCCTAAATCGAGAATGGCCAGGCAAATCGAAAACTTTAACAAAGCGTTGGATGGTTTTACCTATATCCCTAAAAAGAAAATTCATAATCTTCATGAGTTAAGGCAAGCTTATTGGAGTAATGATCGTGTCTTGGACCTGGATGAATTGGATTTTTTGAATAAGTTTGGAAAAGGGGATTCGCGTTATCGTAAAATTGGGGTGTATCTTGAGAAATCAAAGTTTGATATTGATAATGTCAAATCAAAGATACCGGATTTTCTTGAAAAAACTCCGAAAGAGCTTGAGGCTATGAAGTTGGAACACATAAAGCAGTATCCATATGCTGATCATTCTTATTTTGATGAAGCTATAAATATTGTAAAAGATGAACCGGTTCTCAACAAAAATGCCATGTTATCTGATTTGATAGGAACGCAGGCTTTTGATAAGTTGGTTTATGAAGAAGGAGATCTCTTACGTTATCAAAATAGGATAACGAAAGGAGTAGATAATTATATAGATGATTGGTTTAAGGATCCGGAAACAAAAAGGAGATTTGGAATTTATAATGCTGGAAATAGATACGATGAGATGATCAAAAATATCGATTATCCATCATTGATGGTCCAGAATGTTTCTCCTGGAGCTGCCGGAACAAATACAGCTTCGAATAGGAGTTATATCAAAGATGCTTTATTTGATTTCAATGATCCTTTTCAGACAGGGATTCATGAAAAATATCATCAGTCAAAAATAGTCAACACATCCCGGAATAACTCGTTATTGCCCGAACTGTATGATGATATACAGTCTTCCATGATGACAAAAGAAGAAGCAGATATGATGGGTATAAATATTTCTTCTTCCAATGATATTCCTAATGATTATTACATTCGTCCAACAGAGGTATATTCTCGCATGGGAGAGATGAGATCTAGGCTTAATAAAAAACCAGGAGATGTTATTACTATGGATGAACTTAATGCTCAGCTTGGAAAGTATGGTTCACCAGGAGCGGATATAGCTTCGGCTATAAAAGACAAAAAGAAGTTCTTAGATATTATGAATACGGCGCCTATAATTACTCTTCCTGTGATTGGAGGAGCCTCACTCTATAAATTCAATAATGGAACAGGTAAACGTATTTCACAAAGGAATAGTCAGTGATATTGCTTATTCCAAAAGGGATAATCAATCCTGGGACTTCCCTACATTAGGGGTTAGGATCATCAACCGTGCTGGTCAGGGATTGGTCGTTAGCGCAGTCGAAGGAAATGAATATGAATTTTCCGTTTCCGAAGGATATTATGTTCTTGCAGCTAAGGAATATGAAGGAATATTGTATATCTTATCTGTGAAGCCTGCTTCCTTTGGTGGAAATATTGGAGAGATAGGTGTTTATCCTTCTCCCAAAGAATGGAGTGTTACTAATACGGAATTTGAAAAAACGTATAAGTATCTTCATAATTATACCAATGGGCGTTTTGCAACTCCTTCTTTTGATTTTCCTTTGGATAAATCCATAGACTTGATGATTAAATCGTCTTACGACGATAGTGTAGACCTATATATTTGTGATGGGACCAATCCGAACAGGGTAATTAATTCAGGATTTAAGAGAACAGGAGAGTATACTAACAGGGTTTACAATGCAGACTATTTCAAAGGAGCTATGAATCTTATTCCAGCTTCCTATAATATGCCTATTATTTCTTTGGCTACGGTAGAAGGAGGAGGAATGTTGAGGCCTGGAACTTATTTTGTTTATATCCGTTACTGTACCCAGGATTTTGCCAGGACAAATTTTTTAATCCAATCTAATCCTATCGTTGTCTATGAGAACTCAACCCCTACCGGAATACAGGGATTACAAGAAAAAGATTGGGGAACGTTGACGGAATATACGACCAGCAAAAGAATTGCTTTAGAGATAAGTAATCTTAATCCTACTTTCAAATATTTCGAATTAGCTATTCTAAGGTATTCCAATGCGCAGGAGAACGGAGCCGGATATGCTTACTATGGGTTGATCGATCAAAGGTATCTCATTGATGGTAGCTCGGCGGATGTTTTATTGACCGGAATGGAGACTTATCTTAATATTGACAGGGTAGAGTTGGACGCAGAACGTATGCCTTATGATATCTCTCAATCCATTGATCAGATCGCTGACCGTCTGGTAGGGGCTAACTGGAGGATGAGGAATCAGCAGTATGACAGAGCTAAGTTTGCGGAATTTGCTCAAATGGTAAGTCTTTTACAAACACGTTCAATAAAGAACTGTTTTGGTGGGTCGATCGGAGAAAGCCATTACGCCTTAAACGATGGATATGCCGGTCTTTATGGTATGAGTGACTATAAGATGGCCAGTGAGAATTCCGGATACTTCAGGGGGCAGATATATCCATTCAGTTTGCAGTATGTTTTTGATGATAACACTGTTACAGATGCTTTTCCTGTGAAAGGAAACATTATTGATCCTGTGACGGGAGAATATAATCTAAAGGGTCTTTATAAGTTTGGATCATGGAATGTAAATAACGATCGGATGAAGACCATAGGCATCAAGTTTGTTTTTGATGCAGCAGCTAAAGCATTCTTTGAAGCAAATTCAGGAGAGGGCCAGGCTTTTGATCATGTGATCGGATTTCGGTTATTGCGTGGGGATAGAATAGATAATCTTATCGGGCAGGGTTTATTATTACCTACGTATGATGGTATAGTAAATAAGAAGGATGGTGGTGTGATTCTTTCAACAAAAGGAATTAATAATATCGGGGAAGAATACGATGAGGGGAGCGCTTATTCTATTCCTTTGATATATGGGGCTATCCCCCTAATGTCATATTCCAATCCAACGAATAATGAGATGGAGGCCCCTATGTATTGTGGCGCCATAGAGAAAGCTTATAAACCAAGCGCAGAAGAAAAGGTTATATGGGATCAAATATCTCCTACAACCTGGAATTCATGGAGCAAATATACATATTGTGATTCCAAACGCAGGGCAAATAAGTTTGGATTATTCTGTGCAGATATGTTCTTTGATAACAATATAAATATCCCTGAGGACCTTTATATAGAACCATGTATAGCATTGGGGAGCGATCTTGTTGAATTGGGAGATGGGGAGCTTCATCCCCGATACACTCGAACATTTTTTCACTTTAACGGACCGACAGGAGGTATGCATGGTAGAATACGTCCATTTATAGGGGGAATGGAACATAAAGTTAATATCGGGGTTGGGGAAAATCCTTCCTATACATATCCTACTCCTGAGTACGTTCCTGTTAAAGCAGCACTAATAGATCGATTTACCTGGAAGGGTCCAATGAATATGAAATCCTGGGTAAAGCCGAACGATATCAATGAGCTTGAGGAAAATGCAAACTGGAAGGTTACTACTCGTTCTTATGTTGTGAACCGTTATATAGGCATACAGTGTGATGAAACCTATCTGGTAGAGGGTAATAATGTGAACAAGCTTGAGCCTTACATCTACGGCATTGTGAATATTTATAAGAACAAAAATGATGATGATTTTGCTGAAAATACTGTTCGCGCTTTTAATGTGGCTAGCACGTTGTATAGATACATCAGCCAGTTTATAACATTACAACAAGCCTGGAATTTTTCAAGGCCGCCCATGTGTTTCCAGGGAGATTGTTATTATCATAAGACCTGGTTCCGGCATGGTCGATTCTTTGGATACGAGGGGGCTAACGTAAACCATAAAACCAATAATGGGCAGGATGACCAGGAGATTGACTATGTTGGCGACGGGATCGAGTTTGTTGACCATAGAAACGCTGAACAGTTATGTTGGCAGTATGGATCATTGATAGGGATTATCACTGAGAATAAATTTAACACGGCTGCTCGTAATGATGTCTACGCTTTTGATAACAATAACCAAAAGATCAAGATGACCTTCTTTCCTAAATCCGTGGTTGAGTTTGGGGATTGGGTGCATTGGACCGTTTTGAGAGACAGGGCAGAGAATGAAGCTTTCCAGATTAATAGCGGATATCATCAGCCTCTCATAGAGAAACGAATTCCCGGATACGATCCTGCGCTTATTACCAGTGTGGAGTATCGCAAGCCTAACAGGGATTATTTCTCAGAGAAGCATATTCCTGGTGCTTATATGGATGGGTGGAGGCATATCAAGCCTTCTTATTACAAAGACTATTGTCCGGAGAATGGACAGATCATTGCTACACGAAGCATAGGGAACTATCTGGTATCCATTATGGAATATGCCATCATTCGTCACTTCTACGATGATCGAGTAATGAAGACGGATGAACAGCTCAGGATTATTCTGGGATCGTCTTTTAATTTCTTATCCGATAACTATATCAAGATTGCCAGCTTTGGATCTGTTCATAAGCATAGTCTTGTCAAATCGGATTTCTCATTGTATGGCATAGATATGAAACGGGGAATCATTTGGAGAGTTGTCCCAACAATAGGTAATGATGGCAATATGTTCCTCATCGCTGAAGATATCGGACAAAAGCATGGAATTGTTTCCTGGATGGAAGAAAAAAGAAAAGATTATATCTATCGTGGAGAGTTTACCGACGAGGAAGAGATCATAGAAGATGAGCGAGGCATAACCCCTACTGAGATGATGATAGGCAATGGGATATCTGCAGGATTTAATAAACTTCATAAAGAGATCTATTTCACCTTTCTCTGGAAAAATCAGAAGGTCGGATCTTCTCTTAAGGCCACGGCAGAAACATTGGTTTATTCTGAGGTATTACAGGCTTTTATAGGAACGTTCCCTTTTCAGTCGATGGTTTACTTCACCTGGGATGATCGCTTCATGTCGACGCGCTATGACGTTAATACGGATACCGGAGCAATAACGGCTACCAGGCAGGTTTATGCACATGATCATGAGGCGTATCCAAATAAGTTTTATGAGACTATCTATCCGTGTAAATTGACTTTTATTGTAAATGGCTTGACACCAGACGGAAGTTTGTTTAAATTTGAAAAAGTTTTCGAGGCGCTGCAGATCGTGATGAATAAAACCGATCTGATCAGTATACAGTATGAAACAGAAGGACAGGTTTCTATCTATGAGTTCAAGACTTTGGAGAATGATACAAATAATCACTTCTGGGAACATGCTTTATATAATGAGAACAAATGGGAGATCCCGATCATAAAACAGGAATTCTATGGAAACAATCCGGCAAATTATGAAATGCAGAGTGATGTTCGTGGCAAATATGTCAAGATCACCATTACTTTTGCACCGAATGACACACTTCGCAGGACGATCATAGAAAATATTACGACGATGTTTAATATCTCTAACGCTTAAAGATATGGCTGGCTCATCAAACACACAAATGTACATGTTGAATAATTACGGAAATTATCAACAACAACCCGAGCAACAACAAACACAAACCAGTGGAGCGGCTGATATACTTCCTATACTTGGATGGTTTTCCCTGGGAGGGGCACAAGCACAGATGGGAGCTGAGCAGTTTGGGACCTATATGGTTCCTGAGGTGTTTACTATGCCCTATACTTATGGAGCACCTTCTGGAACTATTGGCACCGTAAGTGGTCAGTATGCTGGTGCAGCATCCAAGAAGACCATGGCACAACGAAAGGAATATACAACTGCTGGGAAGGTTGTAAAAACCATTGGTGGATTATTGAGTGGGTTCGCCGGTGATACGGCCGGAGCCATGGAAGGATTCAGTTGGATGGATAGTAATCCTGATCGTGAACGGGCACAGATGTATAACCAATGGGCAGGATCACAGGGGCAGTATTTGGGGAAAGAGGGTATTATCATCAAGCCATCTAAGAGAGGATCGTTTACAGCCTGGTGTAAGAAACAGGGATTTGGTGGGGTGACTTCGGAATGTAAATCGGCCGGAAAGAACTCTCAAAGCCCAGCAATAAGAAAAAAGGCTACTTTCGCAACGAATGCCGCCAAATGGAAACATAAATAATTCAAAAAGATGAAAAATATCTTAGGCGCTCAGATGATTTATGGTCCTTCCCATAATCGTGGAGGAGTAGACATGATGTTGAATGGCCTTCCGGTTGAAACCGAGGGAGGGGAAGTATTATTTTCTTTGTCGGATGGAAGCAAAGTCGTCCTTAACAAGGAACAGCAACAAAGGTTAAAAAATGGAGAGTCTTTGGCTTCTATCATGAAAAGCCTTCCAAAATATCAGGGCCGCGCCGAAAACGGAATGAAGATCTCACCGGATGACCCGCCTGGAGGGAAATTACCTGCTGGTGTAACACAGGAGATGTTAGACCTTTATCGTCAGGAAGATTTTATTGATGATATTTACGTTGCCCCGGATGGAACTTATTGGGCTAGTTTATGGGATGCTATGCAAAATAAAAGGCCGTCGAGTATAGCTAACCCTTTTGCTGGAAATGATGTTTTGAAGAAAGTGGCTACTCGTAAACCTCAGATATTAGACAGACCTGAGCGTTATGGTGGGAAAACATTGTCCAGGAAGCCGGATAAGGGAGAATATGATCCAATGACAGGGACTTATTGGCCAATACAATCCGTCGATTTAAAAGAAGTAGAGATTGTTGGCAAGAAACCTGTTCAAAAAACAAAGGTCCCTGATAAATTGCCATCAATGGTCTATGAGCCAGGGACCGGAGATCTTAAACCTTCTGAAACATATAAAAGCAAAACGACAGGATGGGAAACGGATATGCCTCCCAAAACCCCCAATCCTTTGAGCCTTGGTCCGGATGATAGTAAAGAGGGAAAGAAGACGGAAAAAGATCTCTTTGACCAATACAATAAGAATCTTCTACGTGCAGCTATAGCTGAAGGGATAAATGCTACCCGTCAGGGGCTAGGGGCAGCTCTGGACATCATGAAGAATAATAAGAAGCCTGGTCCTCCAAAGGTGGCACCGGTAGGATATGCTCCTGTACGTGCTATTTTGGAGAATCCTCAACCTTATATCAATGCTTTAGGGATGAATATGGCTTCCAGATTAAGAACAGCCAGGGAATCTGGAATGTTATCACCTGAATTGGCCATGCTTAATGTGGAGTATCCTGCTGCATTACAAAATATCCTGGAAACGGTTGGCAAGACAAATACCCAAAGAACCTTACAGGCTGCTGAACTTAACGCTCGGAATAAGTTAGCGGTAGATACGGCTAATGCGGACATTGCTCAAAAGAATATACTTTTCTCCTTGGAGGATGAGAAGATGAGGGCTGAGGCATATGCTCGTAGCCGGGATGTGATCAACAAGGCGGCTAGCAGGACGACGGGATTGTTTGGTGAATATGCTCAGAACAAACTCTATTCGGATGTGATGAGAGAAGTCTATGGTAATGCAGGATATGCGCAACTGCTTGGGATTATGAATATGAATAGGGATTTAACCACATCGCCTTATTATTATGCGAAGGATGAAGAACCAGAATAATTATCCCCGTCCGGTGACTTATTATTGTTATCGATGCATGGAGAGTTTTTCTTCTACCAGGCCGATATGTAAAATAAGATGTCCAGGATGTGGATCAGATAATTTTACAATAAAAGATTTAAACAACAACACAAAATTGTAAAAAGATGAACAGAGAAAAGTTAGTACAGGCACAACAGGAGTTAAGGGCTCCAGCAGGCATGCTTATCGTTTATGTAATGGACTTTATTCATAAACCTATTCCGGAAGGAGCCATCATTACAGAGGATCCAAAAGAAGTTTCGGAATGGAAAGTCTTGACCGATTTCCATCCTCACCGGGCTATTGTGGTAAGCAGTGGGACGGATCAGTATAAAGCTGATGATGTAATATACATTGACGGTCAACAGCAGAATCGGTGGTCAAACATATTACACCGTGGAGAGAAGTTTGTTTTGACCCATTTAGGGTTTGTCCTTTCCGGTGTTACTGGACCAGGGGCAGAGGAGTTATTAGACATTGTTCCGATACCTAAAACCAAGTTTTAATGTCATTCTTACGATATTCACCGGAGTTCCAGTCCAATCCATTACCAACACCTGATCCGTTAGCCTTGTTGCTAAAAAATCCTGGAACAGCTGGTTCCGGGAAAGGGTCTGGTGATGGTAAGGTTTCTCAGGACAAAAGAAGGTTTCTTTATCGGCAAGGCATCGATCAGTTACAAGATGAGCGAAACCTGGAAGCTATGTTTGATATGAAACAACAGGAGATAGCTCAAGAAGCGATCAGACAGAAAGAAATGTCTCCGGTTGATTACATCACTCGTGGACCAGGTGCGCAAAAGCTTAATTCTTTTCTTTCTGAATACTATGCAGCAAAGGATCATCTTCGTATGCGTTCTCAGTATCTTCAGGATAATGAAAAATATTACCAGAAGTTTATCAAAGAAGAGTATCCAAAGGTTGATCCAAACGAACCTATCGATATCAACGAAGGAAAAGATTTTCTTACCAGGGCTGAGCTACTGGGGGACAATACTCAAACCGGAATATTGCCTGCAACCTATCAGGAATATTTGGCTTTTATGCATACAGCCCCGGCTGATCTGGCATCGTATGGTGTAGCAGGGACCATGCCGCAGCTAACTGTTCCAAAATATGAGGAATTTCAGGAATCTTTACGTAATGGGATGAAGGATGTGACTGGAATGATTGAAGGGCAAATGATCAGTTCCGGAATAACAGGATTCGAATCTATTGGGGACAAGGGAGCCTTCATCGTATCTTTTGGTAAAGGACATTATATTCGATCAAAAGATAAGAATGGGAAAGATATCACCGTTTCCCTTGATCCAAACAATGAAACAGCGCTTAACAGTGCTTATGCTCTCTGGATGGCTAGTATGACCCCTGATGATCGCAGGGTTTATAATAAGTTACAACACGGATATGTGTTGAATCAAAAAGCGGAAGCCATTATGCAAGCTGCCGAAAACAATAAACAGCTTACCGAAGACGAGTTGGCGGTTATTGAAGAGAATGCAAAGGGAATGTTTGATGATAACTTAAAAGCTTTATCAGTTAACACCAAACTCAAGGTGCAACCAGGGTATGAATCGTGGCAACAGATCATCACCGGATTAGGACAATATGATGATAAGTATAAAAACCAAAAAATAGGATTCGAGGGTATTGTTAGTAAATGGACTCAGTTGACTCAGCCATCTGCAACTACAAAAATGGTTTATTATAAATCCGGTAACTCAAGTACCGGAAGTACCGTTACGGGGACTTCTGGTTATTTAACGGGCAAATTAAATCTTAATACACATCCTGATATCAATCCGGCTCTTCTTAGGGATACAAATAATGAAATAGCCAGGAATAATGCAGAAGGGAATGTAGTAACTTTAAATCCATCTTCCGTTCCTTATGTTTATAATGAATATGGACAGATTCTTGATGCAAACAAGATCTTTGGCATGGATGGTGATAAGCTACAGGGACAGAATCCTCCGGTTATTCTTGGAATAAGTGGTCAGATAAGTGAGTTCCTAAATCCGGGAATCAGTAATCCTAATTTTGTTCCGAATGCTGATGGGATCCTGGACGGTTCACAGATATCTGATATTGAAGCGGCTATAACACAAGATGAGGTAAATAATATTCCAGCCGATATATCTAAAAAGAAATATGTGGAGCCGGCAATTAAAGTCAAGCTTCTGTTAGATTCTCATACTGGTGATACTGGTGGGGATTCTCAAGCGGATTCATTCTTACAGGCTCAATTTATTTTTGATAAAAATCCAAACTATAATAGCACAACGCAAGGACAGGTTGGCAAGCTCTGGGAAAAAGAAAATAAGATCAAAGGGGGCGAAAGTCTTGAATATGCAGTCAAAGGAAATGCTGGCTTGACAAATCATTTAAAAGGATATGAAACTGGTGTGGCTGTTTATGTTTATGTTCCACAGCGTTTCCTTCCATTCATAGACAATCTTCCATTCCTGGATAATGAAGCAGTAGCAGTAATGACCAGACAAGCTCAACAGTTAAATGAAATCGAACAGCAGACATCAAGGGGTATGGGAGATTCCAGAGTTAATCCTTAAAAAAGCAGAATATGCCTGAAGATAACAAAAAACCACCGGTCAACACATTTGATTATGTTGGCCTCTATTTGAATGGGTTTTCAACCGAGAAAATCAAACAACAAATAAACAAATATGGTGGAGAATTAACCATATTGGATCGGGATGCTGCTTGGGAGAAATATTCTAAACTCTATCCACAGATCTCTTCTGATAAATTTGACGAATATTATAGTAGAGCTCAGGATAGTTATGACCGGTTCAAGAGAAATGAGTTCAATGACTATGTGATGAGTGGCATAGAATATCAACCTGAAAAAGGTGGACAGCTTTACGGTACGGTTGATTTGGGAAGAGGAACTTCACTTGGGTTTAAGACCATGCCTTTTGGTACGGATATTATAGGTCAACAGCATTTATCGGGAAGAGAACTTGCTATCCGGGATGCGTTTAAGAATGGGTATATTGATGAGGCAACTGGCGAGAGAAAAGAATTTGACGGATGGGGTTTTGGTTCAGTTATAGGAAAAAACTATTTTTCAAAGCGGTTCATCTGGAAGCCGGATATGATGGGGGAACCTCATATTTACGCCATTGATCCTTTTGATACGGAACAGATTACCACATCAAGCGTTATTAATCTCTGGGGTAATAATGAAATCCAGGAAAAAACGATTGGTCAATTTCTATCTGGATTAAGTAATGTTGGGGTTGGGATCGCACAGGTTATTCCATGGGCCATTTCCCAGTATGATTATACATATCCAAAAGCTTTGGGAAGTAAGCAAAAGGGATCGGTTGGAAAGTACTATACCGATCTTTTAAACACTTGGCATATTCCCGTCTCAGATGAGATACAGTCTTCTTTAAAAGAAGGGTTTGCTTATCAGCTTGGATCGGCTACAGGCATCCTAATGTCCCAGATGGGTGTTTTCAGATTAAGTAAAATGGCTGGTCTCAGCACGAATGTTTCCAGGGAGATTGCCTTAACGAGTATTTCTGCAACAGCCAGTGTAGCTGCTGATGATATGGCTGAGGAATTAAATATTGATTTCCATGATCGGTTATGGATGGTTCCTTTGGCAGGGATGATTGAATATGGAACGGAACGATTGGGGGCTAACTTCTTATTGGGTGGGGCTGATCAGACTATTATGCGAGCTGAAGCTAAACAGTGGATGAAACAAGCTTTTGATAAGACATTAAGAAAGTTTGGCATCGAGTCTGTTAAACAGGTCCCTGAAAAAGGACGTTCTGCTTTTATGCGGCAAATGATTGGCGCTTTTGATGATCTAGCCGAGTCTTCCATTAAAACCAGGTTGGGGCGCACAATGCTTGTATCTACAGGAGAAGCTGTGGAAGAAATATTGGCTCAGCCTTTACAGAATTTTTCCCAGATGGCTCACGATTATATCCATCTTAATGATCCGGAAAGAACACCAGGAGATGGTTTATATGGTGATTTTGAGACTCCGTTGGTTCGGTTGTTTGATGGTACACTGGAAGCAGCTTTGATGGGAGGTATTGTTGGGTTTGTGGGTGGTGCCGGCTTTCTTAGGAAGAAGACTATGAATAATGCTATTGCTAAATATGCTGCTGAAAGAAAGCTTCCTGAATTGAAAGCGATCGTAGAGGAACAACGAGCAAAAGGGATTAAACTTGGATATGACCATATTGATCAATACAATCAGATCATTACGGAGAGCTCTAAAGGAAAGGTGACCTCTTTGAATGATGCTTTCTATAATGACCTGATCAATCGAATAGACCTGGTTGGGCAGATTGCTAATGACATCGGTCTGAATTCTTTTGTGATCGCTGAAGCTATTGAGGGCAATATAAATATCCTGGAAGATATGATGAAAAAGGTGACTGACATCGCCGACATGCAAATAAAAACCCAGGAGCTTTCCTCTTTAGAAACACGTACTCCGGAACAAGAAACTCAATTAAAGTCATTAAATAGTCAGATAGAAAATGAGAGAGGGTTTTTACAGGGTATTATATCTCCAAAAGAGAATGGTGAATATAGTGATTATTATAAGAACCTGGTCCGGTACATGCATGTAGGAGCGATCAAGGCTGAAGAGATGATTGACGCCAAATTCCAGGAACAATATGGCAGAACACCTAATGAAGACGATAAGCGCAGCGATCTGTATAACCGGATCAAGATGATCTATATTGCAGAAGATAATCCGTTCAATGATTATAGTAAGGTTCAAGGTAGAATCTTGGCAAGTTACCAGGACATTGTAAATAAAAGAGATGCTGCTTACGCTTCAGTTAAAGGGAGTGTGGATGCTTTGCTTGGGGAATTGGGGCAACTGGTAGATGAGAATATCGATCTGACTAAAACGGAAAACAGGCGGTCTTTTGTGGATAAGACCAGTCCTGTTATCTCTAAACTCATGGACCAGGTGGATATTATCGCACAGGGAAGAGATGCTTCTTATCTGACTTTACAGCAAAAAGAAGAGATAGAACGCTCTACTCGAAAAGTTTTTGATGAATTCCGGAAGAAATATATTCTTCCTTTTCAGGATGATTATCTGCAGGATGATGATAAAGGAGCAGAAGAGCAGGATCCGCTAACAGAGATGCCGTCATTATACAGAGAAGTAAATAAGACGGGTCCATTATCTGAATTTCAGGATGCTTTGCTTAACACGGAGGAACAGTCCCCAGTGTGGAATGGTTTATTTGGCGAGGTGGAATCTTTAATGGCTCACCTTGAGACTGACTTGAGGGATAATTTTCAGTCCAGGGTAGCTCAGATGACGCATGCAGACATTAACAGTTTAAAGAATATTGTTAATGAGAATAAGAAATTTATTTACACGGCTCATAAGATCCTTCCTCTGCTCAAGAACCATCCGAAAAAGTCTAAGTATATTGATTCGTCAGACATTCTTTTCAATGACGAACAAGCAGAGATTGCCGGTAATAGGATTGCCGACGTAGAAACTTTTCTGAATAAGATTGAAAATGATTTTGCGGCCAGCAAAGCAAAAGGGAGCACTTATCAGATCAGACGCCGACAGGCGCATACGGATATTCATCGCAGTATTGTGGAGTATATGTATTTAACTAT